TCCCCTCAGAGAAAACGCTTGGGTCCTTCCCGGCCCCCTTTCTACACGGGTGACGGGAAACTGCCGTCGTTTTCTACTTTCGCGCCACCAACCGGGTTCCCACCTGCCGGGGCATGGCCGCCGAGGCTTCTCTCGAGCAATCCTCGGTCAATGCGCGTCATTGGTAACCATAGGCTCCGGCTCACTGACGGCCCCTATAAGGGCGTTTGCAGGAATGAAGGTTCCGTCGCCGCCCTCTTCGCGGTAAGGTTTCCACATGACCCCAAACCCGGAAAGTGGAAACCTTGCTCCAAAGAATGTCCCGACCGGACGATTTACGCTCTCAATCGGCGGTGAGCGTTACAGCGTCGACGGAAGTTTCGAATACTCCGAGCCGCCAAAAGGCTTGGCCGGGCGTCTCGTTTATTGTGAATTCACAAAAGACGACGCGCACCTCCTGAACGATCTTCCGGTTTTGTCGATCCCCCTTCTCCCGCACGTGTTCGACTTGCCGGACGGCCGCCGGGTTTTGGTCACAACCCAAGACCAATTGGTCCTTCACTTGTCGACCGGTCCGGCGGAGTAAACTCGACCCCGACCCCATGCTCTCGCCTTTCTATTCCTCGGAAGCCGGAGCTTCTTTGCCGGTTTTCACCGACAAGAGCTCGACGGCCATTTCCGGAGCTTTGCGCCAAGCCTTGGTGCCTACCGGGCGGAGCCAACTCCTCGCAGTTGCGAGCGAGACTTTGCAGGTATTGGCTAAATCAACGGCGGAGAGGTTCTTCTCGCGGCAGAGTTCGAGCACCCAAGCGTTAGTGGCGGATTGTTTCACAGGGTTACAGAGTATCAACATGCCCAAATATCCGCAACCGACCGCCGGCGGCGGGTTTTAGGCGTGGCAAAGAAAGCGACCCCTAAGAAGCCGGCGAAGAAGCCGGCCGCAACTCGTCGGGGATCTCCGGCGACAAGTCGCCGCGCGAAGGTTTCTCCAGGGGATCCAATCTCGCAGAGGGCCTACGCTGACAGCCGCCGCGCTCGGAACTTGGTTGGCAAATCCCATGCGGCCGTGCGAAAGGCAATTACCACGGGTCGGCTAAAGGATTCTCTCGTTCGGCACGGGAAGAGTTTTCGCATTATTCCGGATCTCGCCGATTTGGAATGGGACGCCAAGACGGATCCTAACCAGCAACGCGAATCGCCCGAAGACCAACCGCCGGTAGGCGCTCAGGGCGGATTGTTTGATGATGAAGAAACAAAGAACCGCAGGGCTTCGGCGACTTCAAATATTGCAGTCCACCGAGCGGCCCGAGAGGAACAGTTGGCGCGAAAAACCGCGATCGAGGTTGGCGTTCTCGAAGGGTCAATCGCTGACTACACGACCACCTATGAGGAAGTTTTCAATATCCTAAGAGGCGTCCGCGATAGGATCTTCGCGCTAAAACCGAAACTCTCCGCGACTTTCGCCGGCGAGACCGAACGCCATAAGATCGGCCTGATTATGGATAAGGAATTTAACGCGGCCTTCACCGAGGTATCCGATGAGCTTCATAAGAGAGCTAGCGAAGAAAAACGCTAGAGTCCTTGCGCTCCTCGCTTCCGCCGCCGCGTTTTGCCCAAGGCCCTCGGTCAATCTAAACGATTGGGCCGAACGGAAACGGGTCCTCCTTTCCAAGAGTTCGGCCGAACCTGGAAAATATCGGGTCGACCGGACGCCATATAACCGAGCGATCGGCGACGCCCTCAGTCCTGAGGACCCATGCGAGATTGTGGTCTATTTGAAGGGAGCCCAAGTTGGCGGATCTGAGGTTGGAAATAATTGGGTTGGAACCATCATGGACGAGAATCCGATTCCGATCATGGTCGTTTATCCAAACCTCGATCTCGCGAAGAAGTTCACCAAGTCGCGTATCGACCCCATGATCCAGTCGACGCCATCGCTCTATAAAAAGGTTTTCGACCGGAAAGAGAAGAAGCAATCGAACACGGTTCTATATAAAGATTTTCCCGGCGCAATCCTCGCCGTTGCCGGGGCAAACTCCGCGGCCTCGCAAAGATCGATGGCCTATGGCGCTTGGTACGCCGACGAGATCGACGGGTTCCCGGAAGACGTCGAAGGAGAAGGAGATCCGGTGGCGCTCGGCCTCCGAGGGTTAACCACGTTCCAGAATGGAAAGGCATTTCTCGTTTCAACTCCGACATCGGAATCGTCTTCCCGGATTGAGAAGAATTACCTTAAGACGGATCAACAGCGATACAACCTGCCTTGTCCCGGTTGCGAGGAGTTTCAAGAGGTCACTTGGCCAAAGATTAAATACGACGACGACGACGCGACCACGGTTCGAATGGCTTGCGAGTTTTGCGCCGAAGAATTCAAAGAGCATTCGTGGAAGGGTGATCTTACGCAAGGAAAATGGATCGCCCGTTATCCGGAGAGATCCCACAAACGGAAAGGCTTTTTCGTTCCTGGATTGCTTTCTCCTTTGGGTTGGCTCTCTTGGGAAACTTGCGTCGAGCGTTGGCTCGAGGCCAACGGCCCTCCCGTGGATCCGCTCCTTCTCAAGCCTTTTATGAATCACATTCTCGGCGAGTCTTGGGCCGAACGTGGCGAGGTTCCGGATTGGGAGACGCTCTACCGTCGGCGCGAGGAGTATCCAATCGGGGTCATTCCGCGCGGTGGCATTGTTCTAACGGCTGGCGCGGACATACAAAAGAACCGGATCGAGGTTGAGTTAATGGCAATGGGCCGCGGCCGGGAGTCTTGGTCGGTTGCCTACGTCGTGATCCTCGGAGATCCAGACGATAAGACCTCCTCGGGTCCTTGGGCAGAGTTGAAGCGGATTCTCGATACCCATTATCCGGTCGAAGGCGAGGACACGTTTCTTCCGATCCGGCGAATGGCGGTTGATTGTGGATACAAATCGTCGTTGGTCTATGACTTTGTGCGAGCGAATCCTCGGGCTATTGCCATTCATGGCCGCGAGACTTTGCCAATGCCGATCGGCCAACCCAGAAAGGCAGATATCAAACTCGGAAACGGAAAGCGGTTGAAGCGAGGCGTCCAATACTGGCCTATCGGCACAAACTTTTGTAAAGAAATGATCTATGGCAACCTCCGGCTTAAGGAGCCTCTCCCTGAATCTGGAGAGCCATTCCCGCCCGGATACTGTCACTTTCCGCAATATGAACAGGAGTATTTCAAGCAACTTACGGGGGAGCAAGTTGTAGCGAGGAAGGTTCGCGGGTATCTTCGCCCCCAGTGGGAGAAGACGAGAGATCGGAACGAGGCCCTCGATTGTCGGGTCTACGCAAGAGCCGCCGCCTCGGCGGAGGGTGTAGATCGTTGGCGGGACAAGGATTGGGATCATTTGGAATCACTCATTCGGACCTCTAATAAAACGGCCCCGGTTAAGAAAAAGAAAAAGAAAAAGCGCCGCCGACCTAGTTATCTAGACCGGTAGCGGACCCCGAAGAAAATTCGATGGCATACACAAGTAAACAACTCGCCGACTTAGAAGCGGCAATCGCCGAGGGCGCTCTCGAGGTCGAATACGACGGCAAGAAAACCCGTTATCGTTCCTTGGAGCACATGCGCTCGATCCGGGATGAGATTCGCGCGTCATTGGGGATAACCACCAAAGGCCGCACCCGTCGAGTGGCGTCGTACAAGAGGGGGACTTAACTTGGCCAAGACCAACCGATTCCAGTTGTCGGAGGCACTAGATCGATTCGTCGGTTTATTGAGCCCCAAGGCCGAGGTTAAGCGGCGCAGCTATCGGGCTGCCGCAAAGATTCTCCGGAGCAACAACAAAAGCGATATTAAGGCAGCAAGGGAGCTCCTCAAATACGACGGCGCAAGCCGCGGCCGCCGCATGGCGAATTGGGGAACCGGCACCACTTCGGCCAACCATGAGACCTTTCTCGGTCTCGATGCGATTCGGAGCCGCGTCCATGATCTAGTTAGGAATTCCCCCTATGCGTCGGCCGCGATCGATACGCACGAGGCGAACATGGTTGGAACGGGAATCATTCCTCAGGCCTTGCCAACGACTAAGCGTGTCGACGATCTCTATACCTTTTTGGTGGCGGAGTTCCTCAATACCACGGATTGCGATGCCGACGGCCGGCACGACTTCTACGGGTTGCAAGCATGCGCCGCGCGTAGCCTTGCCGAGACTGGCGAAGTTTTGGCGCGGAAGAGATTCCGTAAAGCGAGCGACGGTCTTCCCCTCCCAATGCAAATCCAAATGCTCGAGCCCGAGCACTTGGACACTATGAAGAACGAGACCGGCAACGGCGGCCGGAAGATTATCCAAGGCGTAGAGTTCAACGGCATAGGCCGCCGCGTCGCCTACTGGATTTTCCCTGAGCACCCCGGGGACGGATACGGCGTCCGCCCCATGACCTCGATCCGAATCGACGCGAAGGAGATTATCCATTGTTTCGATCAACTTCGAATCGGCCAGGTCCGCGGCATGCCTTGGGGCTCCTCGTGCCTTTTGAGGCATAAAGACCTCGACGACGGGATCGACGCCCAACTTCTCCGCTTCAAAATTGCCAATCTCTTTGTGGCGTTCTACCACGATATGGAGTCGGCGGACGATGCCCGTCCGGCTGATTCGAAAGACGATTTCGATATCGAGAACCTCGAGCCGGGAATGATTGAGGGCCTTCCGGCTGGGAAGACCATCGAATGGAATAAGCCCCCTGGCGTGGATGGTTTCCGAGATCTAAACGAAATAACGACTCAAGAGATCGCCAAGGGCTGGCGCGTCACTCACGAGCAATTGACCGGAAACCTCGCGAACGTCAATTTCAGTTCTGGCCGCATGGGCTGGATTGAGTTTGCAACTCGCAACACAATCAACCAGCGCAAGACCCTAATCCCTCAGTTCTGCAAGCCCGTTTGGCGGTGGATGGCGGAAACGGCTCAAATGGCGACGAGAGTTCCGCAAGCCCTTCCGGCGACCTGGACTCCTCCTCGCCGTGCGATGATCGATCCGGTAAAGGAGACAGCCGCCTTGAAGGCGCAGATCCGAGCCGGCTTGAACAACCTTCCGAATGCTTTACGGGAGCTTGGATACGATCCGGAGCAAATCATGGAAGACGCCGCCAAATTCTGGGAGATTGTGGATAAACACGAGCTCTTATTGGACACGGATCTTCGGGCAGACAAGGGGCGGGTGTTGGTCACGGCTCCGACCGAGCCACCGGTCGACCCGAAGAAAACTTCCTGATTTTGGGAATCGGCGGGAAGATACGGGAACTTCTGCCCATTCTTTCCGCCTCCAACGCTTGCAAGTCTTCTAAGCGTTCGATATCTCTCGGGCATGTCGAAGCAACTAGGAACCGTTGGGAGGGCAGGAGCGCCGGGCTACAAAGTCCCGTCTCTTCCGTTCCGAACATGCTTTGCGCCTGAGGCTCCACCGTGCCCGATCGGAGAGGTTTCGAGTGTCGATTTGGCACCGGAAACTTTCCAGGTCCAGCTTAATAACGAGTCTTCCGATGCAGACAAAGGATCGGTCGACGTCGTTTGGTACACCGGGGCAACCGTTTATCGCTCGGGTGGCTTCTTCGGCGAGCCCTATAACCTGATCCTTTCTATGGATCCGGCGCACATCCGAACGGAGCGCCTCTTCTCCGACCGAATGGTCGTCCTCGATTCGCACGGCCCAGACTTTGGGAATCCCGGAATCGAGCACATTCTCGGCCGCCTTACAAATGCGAGGATCGAGAATGGCCAAGGACTAGGAACCATAATCTTTTCGGTTAACGAGGCCGGGCAGAACGCCCGGAAGATGGCCGAACACGGAGACCTAAACAATCTCTCAATCGGGCTTAAGGTCCACTCCCTCCGGGACGTCTCCGCTCCTGGGGATGATATTCCGACCCTTCTCGCGGACGATTGGGAGCCGGACGAGCTCTCCTTTCTTCCAATCGGTGCCGATTCCGGCGCTCACACATTCTCAAAAGAGAATAAAAACCCGTGCAAGGTATCGCGCTTAAATAGCGATCCTCTCGCGACACCTTCTGAACCAACAATGTTTTTGACTCGCCAACAAGTTTTAACCTTGGCTTCGGAATCCGGCCTATCGGCCGAGTTTGCCGAAATCATTTTCGCCTCTGGCAAGCTCGGCAAGGACGACGTCACCGCAGCCATTGCGTCCGAAGTCGCTCGCCTCGCCGCCGCCGCTCCTCCGGAGCCTACTGCTAGTCCTGCCGGCGGATCTCCCGCGGCCGGAGCCTCATTAGTGGAATTGGCTGCCGCTCGCGAAGCCGGCGCAGTTGCCGAACGAGTCCGCCGGACCGAGATTTTGTCTCGCGTCGCCGCTGCTGGAATGACGTTGGCCTATGGCGAATCCTTGATCGATCAATCCTTGTCCGTCCAAGACGCCGCGGATCAGATCTTCGAACAGCTTTCGAATCGTCAGGATGGCGAAGGCGATGGCGGCCAGGTCTCACCGTGGCAAATCAACCGCGAGGAAGGCGAGGGCGAAACCCTGGCCGTCCAAACTGCTTTGCAGCACCGCTTTAACCCTGGCGCGGTTGAGCTAAACGATCACGCCCGACAGTTCCGCGGCTTGACTTTGATCGAGCTCGCCGTCGCTCGCGCCCAGCGTTTCGGGATTAAAACGGTTGGCCTTACTCGCGCCGAGCGAGCCCAACTGGCTTTCCACTCGACTTCGGACTTCCCGAGCATTCTTTCAAACATTGCCTCGCACTCTCTCCGCGCTGGCTATGAAGAGGCTCCAAAAACCTTCGAGAGTTTGTCTCGGCGCGTTACCTTGCCCGACTTTAAGAACGTAGAACGCGCTCAATTGGGCGAAGCTCCGATTCTTGAGCTTGTCGGAGAAAGTGGCGAAGTCCGCTCCGGAACCGTCGGCGAAGGCAAGGAAACTTACGCCTTGCAGACCTACGCGAAGAATTTCAAGATTACTCGCAAGACGATCATTAACGATGATCTCGACGCTTTCTCCCGCATGCCGCAACTCTTCGGCACCGCTGCCGCGGCGCTTGAGAACACTCTCGCTTGGGCTTTGCTCACTACGGGCGCTGACGGTGTAACCATGGGCGACGCCCTCGCGTTGTTTGCGGCTGGCCACAGTAACACCGGAACCGGCGTCCTCGGCGTCGCAGGATTGGGCACCTGCCGAACCAGCTTCCGTAACCAAACCGGTTTATCGGGTCGTCCGCTCAACTTGACGATGCGAAACCTAATGGTCCCGGCCGCTCTCGAGACTGCCGCTAATCAATTGGTTGGGCAGAATCTAAACCCGAATACTCCTTCGGACGTTAACCCGTTCAACTCGTCCATTAAGGGCGTAATCGTCGAGCCTCTCTTGGACCTCGATTCGGTCTTGAAGTGGTACGGCGCGGCCGAGCCTGGCGCGATTGACATCTTCGAGCATGCCTACCTTGACGGCCAAAACGGCCCGATGGTGGAATCTTACGCCGATAACGAAACTCTCGGCATGACCATCCGCGCAGTTGAAGATTTCGCTATCGCGGTAATCGACCACCGCGGCTTGTACCGCAGCACCGGAGCCTAGGTCTCGGATCAACCAACCAACGGGGGAGCCTCGCTCCCCCAATCGGGCTTGCCCCTTTGAAAAAAAATGAATAACTTCAAGCAACAAGGCGACACGAATTCCGTTATCGCACCTGGCGCGGTCTCTGCCGGTGATCTAGTGCAGGTCGGGCAGAAGGTCGGCGTCGCAATCCATGACGCCGCGAGCGGCGCTGCCCTCGAAATCAAGCGAACCGGCATCTTTGATCTTCCCGCAGTTAGCGGCGAGACCTGGACCGATGGCCAACCGGCGTACTACGACGGAACCGATATCTCTAACGTTGCCACTTCTGGAAACGTGATGGTCGGCTTTGTCGATGGTGCAAAGGCAAGCGGCGTAGTCCTCTCCGAGGTTCTCCTCGACGGCGTCGCTCGGATCGATCTAGCCTAAGGCTAGGTTTATGGGATGGTCCGAACGAAAAGCCCTTATGCAAGGGACGGCCGTTCGGACCTTTCGCGAGGGGGTTACCTATCAGGCCACGGCCTTAGATACCCCGATTTCAATAGACGGTGTTTGGAGCGATGCTCACATAGAGATAGATCCGAACACCGAAGCTCCAGTCTCTTCTACCAATCCAATTCTCGACGTGATCCTTACCGACCTTCCCGGCCATGTTCCAGTTGACGGCGCTCGAATCGTCCGCGACTTGGATCCGGCCGTCGTCTATAAAGTGATCGATCGACAGTCGGACGGCGAAGGCATGACCCGCCTCGAGCTTCAATTGGCGCAACCGTTCTAATGTCGCACGGCCGCAAAATCATTCGCCACGCGATCCGGGATCTCCTGATCGGAAAGACCGCCGCCGGGACCAGGGTTTACACCAACCGCCGGACGGCTCTTTGGGATAACGCTCTTCCCGCGATTGTCATTTTTACGTCTTCGCAAGACGACGAGCTTTTCAATGTTTCTCCGCGCGACCTTAAGCGGAGCGTCCAAATTGGGATCGAACTCGTCACCGCCGCGGAAGGCGTAATCCCTCTCGACGATGTAATGGACGACCTTTCAGAACAAGTCGAAAGGATCCTCTTCAATAATCCGATGTTGCGTAGGCACATCGACGACGCCGACGGCGCGGTCGCCGAGCCTCTCCTTCCTCTCCGGACCGAGACCGACACCAATTACGAGGGCATAAAGCCAATCGGCGGCATGCGCCTAAATTGGGAAGCAATCTATTACCAGAACGCCGGAGAGTATGAAACATGCGCTCTCGCTGACTTCCATAAAACCGAGATCGATTGGGATCTCGCACCTCAAGACTTCGATCTCGACGCGACCGATCTCGTCGACGCTAACGCATGAAAAAATCCGCGCACCCGTTCCTAATCCCTGGCGAAGGCCTAATGGTTCTTAAGCCTGAGGGCGGAGAACTCAATCCCGCCGGCGAGGAAATCGTCCTTACCGGATATTGGCGACGCCGGATTGCATGCGGCGATGTTGTCGTCGGCAAACAACCCAAGCAATCCGGATCACAAGGTTCCGGATCCACGAGCTCTAAGTAAGAGAAAAAAACAATGGTCATCTTTAACGACGTACCTCAAGGCCGAGTGCCTTTCGTTCACATCGAATTCGATACTTCGAAAGCGAACCAGGGCCCGGCGATCCAGCCATATAAGAGCCTCGTCCTCGGTCAAAAGATCGCGGCCGGCACTCAAGCCGAGCTCGATCCGATTCGAGCCACCAACGCCGACGACGTCGCAACCTTGTTTGGAAAAGGTTCGATGCTTCACGGCATGGCGAAAACTCTCTTCGAAAACAACAAAGTTTCTGAGGCTTGGTTTTGTGGCATTGACGATGCCGGCAGTTCTACGAAAGCGGCCGGCACAATCACGATTGGAGGAACTCCGACCGTGAATGGAACGATCTATTCCTACATTGCCGGACGCCGCATTGCGACCCCGGTTACCACGGCGAGCACTCCGACGAGCCTCGCGGCTTCTCTTGCCGCCGCGGTTAACGCCCACGCAAACATTCCGGTAACCGCCGTCGCTTCGGTCGGTGAAGTCACATTGACCGCCGTTAATGCTGGCACCCAAGGCAACTCGATCGACATTCGATCGAACTTCAATACCGGCGAGACCCTGCCGGCAGGGGTTACCTATGTAATCGTTGCCATGAGCTCTGGAGCAACCGATCCAGACTTCGCGGAGATTCCCGCCGTCCTTGGCGACGAGCATTACAACGTTTTCGCCTTCGGCTGGAATGATTCTGCGAACCTCGGCCTTTTAGCTACTGAGCTCGAAGATCGGTGGAAGCCAATCCGACAGATCGAAGCGATGGCCTTCGCCGCCGCTTCCGCAACTCACGCGGCGGCCTTAACGCTCGGATCCGGGTTCAACTCCGGCCATATTTCGATTATGCCGTCCGAGGGATCTCCGACCCCGCCTTGGGAATGGTCCTCTGCAATCGCGGCAATCGTTACTCGTGGCGGCCAAGACGACCCCTCTCGTCCATTACAAACGCTTCCAATCCTCGGAGTGCTCGCTCCGGTACAGGTCAAGCGTTGGACTTTCGAAGAGGCCGATTTGCTGCTTCACGGCGGCATGAGCACTTACACGGTCGACACCGTCGGAGCCGTCAAGATCGGTCGCTTAATCACGACCTACCAGACCAATTCGGCAGGGGCAGCAAGTACCGCACTCCTCGACGTCGTAACTCCGCTAACCCTCGGCTATCTACGTTGGTCGTTGCGGAATCTCTTCGCAAGTAAATACCCTCGCCATAAGCTGGCCGACGACGGAACCAACTTCGCGCCAGGTCAACCGGTAATGACGCCGAGCCTTGCTCGCGCAGAGTTAATCGGCGCTTTCCGTAACTGGGAAGAAATCGGCCTCGTCGAAGGAGCCGAACAGTTCAAAACCGACCTGATTGTCGAACGCAGTTCGAAGGACCCGAACCGTCTCGAGATACAAATCTCTCCGGACTTAATGAATCAGCTTCGCGTCGTCGGTGCTCAAATCTCTTTCTTGCTGTAAAGCTTCACCAAACAACCAATAGGAAATAAAGATGGGACAGAAAAGAAAAGGTGGAATCATTTACCTTAAGATCAACGGCGAACGCTACCAAGCGAAAGGGAACTTCACCTATAACCTTGGTAAGCCGAAACGGGGCCCGGTTGTCGGCTCCGACGAGGTTCACGGTTTCACCGAGACGCCTCAGGTCGCTTTCATTGAAGGCGAAATTACCGACGACTCGGACCTCGATCTTGCGAAGCTCGTAACGATGGAGAATGCAACCGGCACCCTCGAACTCGCCAACAGCAAAACTTTCGTAATCCGCGAAGGTTGGTACGCCGGAGAGGGAACTGGAAACACCGAGGAAGGAAACATCGGCTTCCGTATGGAAGGCAAAACCGGCGAAGAAATCTAAACAATGAATACAGCCTCAAAGACCCCTGAGGCGTGGAAAACAATCGAGCTCGAAGAGCCGATCCACCTCGAGGGGAAAGAACCCGTCAAGGTCCTGGAATTACAGGAACCTTGCGCCAGACACCTTCGCAACATGCCTGCCGCCGCCCCGACCTTCGGGGATCTCCTCGATATTGGCGGCGCAATGTCCGGCGTCCCTCCCGAAGTGATCGATGAATTGTGCATGCCGGATTATCAATCCATCATGGGACCGATTTCGGAATCAATGGCACCATTAGCCGATATCCAAGATTGGTCTAAAGTCGACAATCCGCAAGCTCCAAAAACTCCGCACGTTTTGACTTTGAAAAAGCCAATCCAGGTCGGCTCAGAAAAGGTCAAGTCTTTAACGTTTTCCGCACCGAAGGCGAAGCATATCCGAGCAATGCCGGCAGATGGTGGCACCTTCGGCGATGTAATGACCGTCGCTGGGAAAATGACCGGAGAAGCACCTTCCCTCATCGAAAGATTAGGGCCGGAAGATTTTGCGGCCGTGGCCGAGTTGGTCACGCTTTTTTTAATCGGTTCCCGTCCAACTGGAGACGAGTCCTCGGGGACCTAGCGAAAGTGTTCCATTGGCCTCCGTCCGAGCTAATGGAACTTAACGCAGAAGATCTCTCTTTCTGGATGGATCGGGCGGGAGAATTGAGACGTTAGATAATGGCGATTAACTTTCCCCTAGCGGTAGTTATCCGGGGGATCGACAAGATCTCCGGGCCGCTGGCCTCCATTCAGGCGAAGACCAAAAAGTTTGGTAAATCTGCCAAGAGCACAGGCCGGGCGATGTCGATCGGCCTGTCTGCTCCGCTTCTCGCTTTCGGTGCCTTAACCGCCCAAACCGCGACAAACTTCGAATTCTCAATGAACAGAGTTAAGGCTCTGATTCCCGAGAGCACCGATGCCGGCATTAAAAAACTTCGAGAGTTAGCGAAGGAGCTCGGAGCGAATACTCCATTCAGTGCCGGCCAGGCCGCGGAAGCTATGCAGCTTTTGGCTATGGCCGGATTCGACGTACAAAAGATTTATACGGCCGTGCCCGGCGTTTTGGATCTCGCCACGGCGACAAATATCGACCTTGCAAACGCGACCGAGATCGCGGCCGGTACTCTTGCGGGTTTCAGCAAGGACGCTGGCATGATGGCAAAAGTTGCCGACACTCTTGCGGCGGCAACGACTTTAGTCAAAACCGATATGACCGCATTTGGCGAAGCCATGGCGAAGGCCGCTCCGGTAGCTGGAATCATGGGGATTAAGATCGAGGAAGTTTCCGCCGCTCTCGGTCTCATGGCGAATAAAAACATTCTCGGTTCTGAGGCTGGAACCGCTTTCCGCCGTTCTTTGAGTCGCCTCGCCAAGCTCACCCCGGAAGCCTCGAAGAGATTTAAGATTATGGGGATCGATATCGACAACATCGTCGATCGGACCGGAAACCTAAAGACATTCGTTGGACTGATTAAAGAGCTCGAGGCCGCCAACGATGGGGCCGGCGCAACCGCCCGAGATTTGTCGACGGTCTTCGGCGAACGAGCATTCGCACCGATCGCCGCGATCCTTGCCTCTGGATCCGCGGCTTTCGTCGACCTGGAACAAAAAATGCGTCCCGCCGGCCAGGCTGCCCGGATTGCAGAAATAACCATGTCCGGAGCATTCGAAGCGGTGAAGAAAGCGCAAGCGGCTTTCGAAGCCTTCCAAATCTCTTTGGCCGACTCTGGCCTCCTAACTTGGTTCACTGAGGCCGCTACAAAAGTAGGTGGATTTTTCACGGATTTATCTAAGACCAATCCGGAGACCTTGAAGTTTGCGACCAAGATCGCTTTAGTTGCCGCTGCAATAGGCCCCGTCGTTTTCCTGATCGGCCAAACCTCCCTGGCTTTGTCTGGCATGCTTGGGTTTACGATGCTCGTCGGCGAGGCTGGCCTTTGGCTCGGCAAAACCTTTTGGGCCGTGTCGAAAGCGGTTTGGGCTTTCAATGTCGCACTACTGGCCAACCCGATTGGCGTCGTCATTATTGCAATCGCCGCTATCGGCCTTGCGATCTACGCGCTCTGGAAGGACTTCCTCGGCATCCGTTCGGCTTTCGTGGATGGGTTCAAGATGATTACTGATGGCGCGAAGTTGTTTGCTCGCGACGTTTCCGCGGCTTGGAGTGGAATGCTTATGTCGATCGGCGAGAAATGGGATTCCCTATGGGATTGGGTTTTCGGCGGGTTTGTTTCGATTGGAGCAAAGATTGGCGATTTCTTTACGGCCCTCGTGCCCGATTTCGTGAAAGACCTTTTCGGCGGAGATTCGAAGGCAACGATTGAGGTCCGCCCGGCAGGAGAGCCGCTACCCACATCCTCAGGCTCTAGGGCCGCGTTTGGCAACCAAGAGGCGTCGCTCGCCGTCCGATTCGACAACATGCCTCCAGGGGTCACCGTAGAGCGTCAGCGAGGCGACCTGCCGGTCGATATCGAGTTAGGTTTCTCTAACGGAGGCGCATAGTGGCACATTGGAAAGACCAACTTCGGAAAGGATCCTTCCGCGGCGTCGAGTTCTATACCATGAATTCGGAATCGGAACATGGCCGGAAGATCATCCACCATGACTTTTTCGAACGCACTCAGCCTTTTAACGAGGACCTCGGCCGGCGGGTCGAAACCTTCCGGATCGCCGCTTACCTGATCGGCCACGATTACTTAGACCAATCGGCCGCTTTCCTAAAGGCTTTACAGGTCGAGGGCCCCGGCGAGTTGGTTCACCCCTACCAGGGATCCAAGAGGGTTTCAGTGGAGAGCATTCGCCGCCGCGAGTCTCAGGAAGAGGGCGGAATCGCGCATTTCTCGTTGGTTCTCAAGGAAACCGGAGAGAGCGCCGCCCCAACACAGAAAATCGACCGCGCCGGATCTGCAAGGACTGGCGCGGACGACCTAAACACCGCCGCCGCAAGTGCACTCGAGCAAAATCTAAGCACAACGGGAGTTCCCGAATTTGTGCGCGAGGCCGCTTCGGTGGAGGTTTCTAGGTTCGGTTCACTCCTTGCGGCGATTGATGTAGCTTCCGCAGTAAGTGCCGAAGCCGCCGAGTTGCAGGTAAAGGCCTCGCGAATGATTTCCGACGCTGCCGCGCTAGTGCTCGAGCCGGCGGAAATGGTTGTCGCGATCCGAGAAGGAATTCAGACCGTACAGAACGCGATCGGAAACGCGATTGGAAGTCTCGAGGCCTACCGGACTTTGTTTGGCGTCACCCCGACCAACCCGAGATCCGCCTCGTCGGCGGCTTCTCAAATCACGGCCGACGATAACGCAAAAGCGACCGCGGATCTCTTCTCCCAAATAGTCGTGGCCGAGGCCGTCCGCTCCGCCGTCGGCGTGAATTGGGAACATCGGAACCAAGCGATCGAAGCTCGCGACGCCATCGTCGCTGAGATCGATCGGCTTGCCTTGATCGCAACCGACCAAGTTTATTTCGGCCTCCAAGACTTGAGATCTAAAGTCGTCCAAGCAATCCCGCCGGTCGGACAAACCCTGCCGGAAGTCGACACATTCACGCCACGAGTAACAATGCCCGTCCTCGTGATTGCATACCAACTTTACGACGCCGCCGGGAGGGATAGCGAAATCATTGCTCGGAATGATCTTCGCCACCCTGGCTTTGTTGCTGGCGGCGACCCGATCGAGGTCTTGAGTAATGGGCAATAGGGTAGAGGTTGTCGTCGACGATGAGATCTTTACAGATTTTACAGACATTCAGATCCGGACCTCGATCGAGGCCGCGGCGGCTTCTCTAGAAATAACAACGGTTCACCGCCTCGGGCTGCCCTTCCGTAATGGTGCTTATGTTTCGGTCTACTACATTTCCGACCGGCAGGACATAACCCCGGAGTTTGTGGGCCCGACCGGCGTCCGAACGGCAAACTTTGAGAGAGCCACTCAGCCGATCGAGAACCTTGTCTTCCGAGGTTTCATTGATGAGATCGAGCCCGAGATCGGCGAAAACGGTCGAGTAATTAAGATCCGCGGCCGGAGTTGGTCGGCCGACGCGGTGGATTGTTCGGCAATGAATAGTCCCGGAGAGTGGCGGGACGTCCCTCTAAATACTCTTGTCTCTGAGATTGGCGAAGGAGTCGGCGTTTTGGTCGGAACTCGTTTGGCGGATCCACTCCCCAAACCGTTTGCCAAATTTAGGCTGCAACCTGGGGAGTCGGCCTTTGAAGCTATCGAGAGGGCGGCCAGGTTGAGGGGTCGACTTGTCTATCCCAACCTCGGAGCTTTGGAGGTCGCTCTTCCTTCCGCCGACTTAATCAACGCAAGCAACGGCCAGATAAGAGGAGAGCTCCGCGAATCCGCCGACGGCAACGTTAAGACCGCCAAGATGAAAGACAGCCATCGCGACCGATTTTATCGGTACGTTGTCCGCGGCCAAGATACCGGAACCGACGAGCGTTTCGGCGACGCCCTGGCCGTGGAAGGCGAGGCATTCGATCTCCGCCTCGAGCCGAAAGGCTTTGGACCGCAAACTCTCCGAAAACGGACGCTCTTAATCATTGCGGATAAACCAATAAGCCAAGAGGAAGCGGAAGATCGGGCGAAGTGGGAAGCCAACGTTAGGGCCTCGCGCGGCTCGCGGCTCGAGGTCGAGTTGCAAGATTGGAAAGTATGGCCGACCGAAGATAGATCTAAACTTTGGGCTCCAAACTTTCTAGTCCCAACGCGGATCCCATCGCTTCGAATGTATGAGACCTATCTCATTTCTTCGGTAACCTTGAACCGTTCTCAAAGATCGGGCACGACGACAACCCTCCAATGTATGCGCCGCGATGCTTTCCTGATCGACGAGCGGGAAGCTTCCGACGCCGTCTCCCAACAGACTTCCCTGGCGCTTGAGTGGGAGGAAAATAACTAATGGCATTCTCAAGCATGAACGCGATCGACCGATTACTCGGTCCTCTCCGCCGAAAGATTATGTCTGTAGTCGCTCGAGGCGTTGTGAAGTTGATTCATAACGAATTCGGCATGCAGAAGCTCCAATCGACCGGCCTCAAGGGGGAGACCATGGACGATCTAGAATTCTTCGAGAATTACGGCTTCACTTGCTTTCCGTTCGAAGACTCGGAAAGCCTAATCGTTTTTCCTCAAGCCAACCGAGAGCACGGAATCGTTATTGCCGTAGCGGACCGCCGTTACCGCTTAAAGGATCTTGAGCAAGGCGAAGTGGCTTTATATACCGACGAGGGCGATTCGATAAAGCTTTGCCGCGGAAACCGTATCGAGATTACGACCGATCTTGCGGTCTTCTCAAACGACGTAACTATCGACGGCGACCTAATCGTTAAAGGGACCACCCTCCAGAAAGGGACGGTCACTCTCCAGAATGCGGACCTCGAGCAAACCGGAATCTCCCCGGAGATCCGATCGACCGGTTCCGTTCTCGTGAAATCTCTCATTCAGTGCGAAGGCGATATCCAGGGCTTAACGTCTTCGACGGCCCTTGGTCTTATTGCAATCCGCAACGCCTACAACTCGCACAATCACGACGGACAGGTTCCGGCTCCAGTAATTCAGATGTAACCATGACAGATCTCGGAATAACAACAGGCGACCTAGAGATCTTTAACGGCGATCTCGTCCTCGATCGCGGTCTCCGGACCCTTGTCCTTGTCTGTCTCTTCTCAGACGCAAGGCTCCCCGCCGGCCAAACTCTGCCGCCCGGCGAGTGGTCTCGCCGAGGATTTTGGGCCGAAGCTGCCGGAACTCGGTTCGGATCCTTGCTTTGGACAATCTTCCGTTCCAAGGCCACTCTCGAAAATGCCGAGAAAGCCCGAGAGCTCGCCGTCGACGCCTTAGTACCGATCCAGGATCAAGGAATCGCCGAGACCGTTACCGTTTCCGCGGCATTCGATCACGGCGTCCTATGCTTAGAGATCACCGTCGAACGCGGTTCGGCCACTCTTTGGCCCCAATTATGGGAGGCTGAGATCGATTCCAGAATAAGCCTCTTGGGTTCGGAAGTTTTAATCCGCTCAATCTCCGGCTAGATTAGACCAATGCCATTCGCCCGACCAACACTTCTGGATCTGATTGATCGGATCGAAGCCGACTACGCCTCGCGCTTAGGTCTCCCCGGCATTTTGCATCCTGGCGTATTGGCTGGCCTTGCTGCCTCGCATGCCGGATCCGCTCACGGTAACCATGGCCACTTGGATTGGATCGTCGACCAAGTCTTCCCCGACACCGCGGACGATGCAGAAATGCAACGATGGGCCTCAATCTTTGGGATGAATAGGAAAGAGGCTTCGAAGGCGCAAGGCACGGTTAATTTCACCGGATCCCCGCTTTCCGTTATTCCTGCCGGCACGGTCATAAAGCGGCAGGATGGCCAAGAATATTCGACCGATGCCGAGGTCGTGATTAGCCCGACAGACATCGACGCGGAGGTTACGGCTCTCCTCCCCGGCATCTTGGGGAATGAGGTTGTCGGGATGGTGCTCACTCTGGCCTCTCCCGTGCCCGGAGTTTCTTCGGAAGTCACCGTCGCCGGAATCGGCCTAGTGAATGGTGCCGATCAAGAATCGGACGACAATCTTCGCGCTCGATTGCTCGAGAAGCTTCGCACCCCACCAATGGGCGGTGCCGATCAGGACTACGTGATTTGGTCGAAAGAAGTTGCGGACATTACTCGCGCTTGGGTCTTTGGTGGCATTCTCGCTCTAAACGACGTCTCCGTTTACGTTGCCACCGACGACCTCGTCGGAGGACCAATCCCAACCGCTGGCAAAATCGCCGAGGTCTTGGCTTATTTGGAGGATGGTCGCCGCCCCGTTGGCGCGGACGTTTCGGTCCTCGCGCCAATTGCGGTTGATCTCGATCCAGACATTACCCTTTTGGGGGCGAGCTCCGCCGCGATTAAGGACGCGGTCGAAGCCTCGTTAACGGATCTCCTTCGCCGGTCGGGCTCGCCGGGCGGAACCATTATGGTTTCTCATATACGCGAGGCAATCTCGACCGCCGCCGGAGAAGTCGACCATATTTTGGTTTCCCCTGCCGCTGACGTCACTCACTCCACCGGAGAATTGCCAGTCCTCGGCACGATCACATGGTCCTAGCCGATCAGACCGCAGCAATCCGGAGGGAGTTACAGCAACTTCTACCAACCGGCATAGTCTGGGATATCGAGGACGATTCAGTTTTCGATAAGCTTCTCCTGGCCATGGCCGAGGAGACTTCCCGGATTCAAACTCGAGCATGCGATCTTTTGCGCGAAGCGGATCCTCGCCGCGCGACCGAGCTCATTGGGGAATGGGAGCGCCTTATGGGCCTCCCCGACCCTTGCATCGGCGAGCTTTCTTCTTTGGAGGAGCGCCGAAACGCGGTGCTCGGCAAACTCACCAACCGCGGCGGCCAGTCGATAAAGTTCTTTATCGAATTCGCGCAATCCTTGGGCTTTGTTATTTCGATCCAAGAAAATAGAGAGTTCCGCGTCGGGATCTCCGCGGTCGGCGACCCTCTAAGCAATGGCGAATGGGTTTTCGTTTGGGAAGTCCACGCGCCTTTTTCGACGGGGGTTCCCTTTCGCGTTGGATTCAGTGCCGCCGGCGATCCGTTAATCTCCTACGGAACCTCAAGCCTCGAATGTATGTTCGAGGATCACAAACCAGCCCATACGAAAGTGGTCTTTTATTACGATCAAGGATTGATCCTACCCGCGCCATTGGTACTCCAAATCGGCGCACAAACCCCGAAGGTCTTCCCGATTAAGCCTTCGCCTCTAGAATACCGATTGTCCGTTCCGACGACCGCCGGAGTAGTCCTCTAAATTAAATCATGTACCGCAACGACCACGCAACAGCAACCGCCGAAGGTTTGTTTACCGAAGGCACCCCAAACGGTGGCGTCCCACCAACGATTGTCCCTGCCGCATGGATGAATGATGCGGTGCAAGAGGAGCTAGTAAACCTCGTCGAAGGTGCGGGGCTCACCCTCACCAAGGCCAATAACGCGCAAGTTAAGGAAGCGGTCCAAATCCTCTCCTCCGGAAGTCACGCCTTCTCGAACGAGTTAATTAACGGCGGCTTCGACGTTTTTCAACGGGACAATTCCGAGGTCATTTTTGCCGGAACGCCGGAATATGTTTTGGATCGTTGGCTGATCGATGCCGGCGGCGGCTCGGGGCAAGCAACGGTTACCCGGCTCCTCCACACTCTGGGGCAAACGGACGTTATCGGAAACCCTCGAGGCCTTATGCGTTTCGATCAGACCGTCGGCGCGACCACCACTAACCCTAAGATCCAACAGCGAGTGGAATCGGTAGAGAACTTCTCCGCGGATACCGTCACTTTCGATATTTGGGCTCGCGTCGTAACGGGCACCCTTTCGGTGACTCCTCGCCTAACTCAAAACTTCGGGCCCGGCGGATCCGCCTCGATCGATATTGATAAAGCGGTAATGTCACTAACCACAACCTGGCAAAGATTCTCTCGGACCTTTGACCTCGCTTCGGTTTCTGGAAAGACGATTAACGCCGGATCCTTCCTCGGCTTGAAGTTACTCCTCCCCACCGGCGCGACGTTCACCGTCGAGGTCTCTCAAGCGCAACTAACGAAAACTGCCGTCGCTCCGGTTTTCGTTCGCCGACCAAGACAGATCGAAGAGGCTTTGTGTTATCGCTACTACCAGAAGTCCTACCCGCAAAGTACGTTTAACAACCCAACGGCATTCCGGGAAGGCCAAATCTCCTCATGGGATGTCGGGGTCGTTGCTTGGGGGTTAGCGCAACGCTTCCGCGTGGAAATGCGAGCGACTCCTACCGTCGTTTGGTACAGCCCGGAAGACGCCGGCGCGGGGAAAATCCGTTGGGATGGTGCCGGGGTGGCCGTTTCCTCACAACTCTACGACTCGACCGCCGGCGTTGGCGCTCCGACCGTAGGCTCGGCCCAAGCGGAGTCACGAGTTAGCGCACATTGGGAAGCGGACGCGGAGCTATAAACGATGAAGCCCGAAGAAGTCGAGGCCGTTGTCGCTAGCCTTCTTGAGTCGAATGCCGGAGATAAGAAGAATATTACTTTGATTCGGCTTTTTTACTCATGTTTGGTCGGGTGTTTCTTTGTGATAATCTTCTTTGCCGACCTGACGGCGAGTAGTTTTATTGACCAAATGAGCGAAGACAAGGAACAGATCAAGACCGATCGGTCCGCAGATTTGGCCGCTAACGCTTTGGCGCGGGAGGCGCTTAATACTAGAATGCTCGAGCGAGACAAATCTCTCGCCGACCAACTCGAACGGGTAACCAAGACCCAAGACCAAACAATCGAGCGGCTCGACGTATTAACCCAAAGAATGATGGAACATGATTAAGGCTTCTCAAATAACGGCAGTTTGCGCGGCGGCCGCGGTTTGGTTTTCATTCTTTGCATGGGTGAACGCCGCCGCGGCTTTAGAAATTACTGAGGAACTAAAGTCTCGCGCAATTCAAGATCGAATCGTTATGCGTCAACCTGACCAAGCCGCCACCTGGAAGACTTCTCTAGGGATTGAGGTTCAAGTATCGGTCTATTGCGACGAGAAGGGCATTCCGCACGATTGCGGCCAAGTCCTCGAGGCCCGGATCAACGGATTACTTGACCTAGGCCTAGGTCCCGTGCTTGAATAGGCCCATGCCCAACCCGACGCCCTGCGATTTCCACGCCACTTGGACGAGCGCCTCTTGCGACCCGGACCCCGTCGTTTGCGTAACTTGCACCGGAACCGAGACCGCCGCGCAATGCGCGAAGCGGTTCGCCGCCGAAGTGAAAGCCCTTCTACTCGAGTGCCCCGCGGATCAAAATTCGCTAACGCTCTCCGGATCGAGTCTTCCAGATCTCTTTCTGACTCTATAAACCCCAACCCAAGAAACGAAATGACACCTTCCATTGAATGGACTCGCTTAAAAGAAGAGCTCCCGCAGATTTTCACCGATGCTCTAGAGGGCGTCGTCACCGGTGCCCAAGAGGACATTGCCGCATTCACCGAGGAAATCGCCGCCTCTAGTCTTAATGCAGCAATGCTCGGCGACGACGCTCGTCTCGATGAGCTTCAAGCCCAAATCCAGGGCATCGCAGAAATGAGCCGCCTCCGCGCGGTCGACGCCTCTTGGAAAGCCACAACCCAAACGGTAATGGCAATCACTCGCGCCGTAATCGCTACGGCCGTTTCCGTCGTCGTACCTGGCGCGTAGCATGTCGACGGCTCAAGTTGTTATGCACGGGGTCCTCTCGATCGCTGTCTTGGCGTCCGGGCTCCTTTTGCTAATCTTGACCGACGACCACACCGAATTAGGAGCCTCAATCGCAACCGCTGGCGTTATGTACGCGACCGGCGCTACCGTTAAGGCGACCAAATCTTCCAAGAAGTAAAACTCGGAGACCTCAAAATGAAAATGCTTAAAAGCTTCAACTTCGCGTGTATCGCATTGATCGCGGTCGCGTTCTCCTGCAACTCGCCGCCTTCCGTGATCCAAACCGAAGGGCTCGGCGTAGTGCAATTCATCGTAGAGCGGCACGACGTTTACGCCGAATCCTACTCGGGGCCGGACAAGGTCCTTTATCTCTCGGAGAGTGCGGAGCTCGAGTCTCTAATCTCTTCGGCGGGTGAAACGATCTACGCCGGTTCTATTTCTCAGCTTGGAAATCGAGTAGCCAATCGCCACGATGATTGGATTATCGCTGACGAAACACTAAATCCGTTCGATAAGACCGATTTCTTGCGCTCGAGTACGATCTTCCGTCGGATTCTTGCGGCGGCAATGCCGTTGCCTGAGACCTGATAGCTTTAGGGAAAGGGAAGAGGCCACGACTTCGCAGTCGTGGCCTCTTTTTTTATGGCCGTCGCCGGCGGTGGCTAAGTATTCAGGATCCCAACCGCGAACGAGAACACGAGGAGAGCAACGTTAAGCGCCACTCCTGCCGCGACCAGGGCTAGGGCCGCCGCACCAGCCGGGTAACGGTGGCAAAAACGAGAGAGAGCGCCGGAGTGGGCATTGCGTGGCGTCGGGTAGTGTCGAACCACCTTGGGAATCTGATTGTGGGCTTGTTTCATGGTACAGAGTATCAATCGGCTGGGGTTGCCGAGTCCTTGCCACCTAAAAGCCGAGAGTTTTTAATCCGCCGCCGCTCTTCCTCATAAGCTACCACCGAATCGCGATAGTAGAGGATCCGATTAAAGGAAAGGCAGATCCACTCGGGGCCCTTACCCATCGATCGCCAATTGGCCAGGGTCTTTACGGTTAAGGCGTCGTCCCACCGTTTGCACAGGTTTTCCGGGGAGATATAGATCGGATGGTCTTCGGCGGGTTCGGTCACGCGAGACACGGTAACCGGAAGGGGCGGAGTAGTTCCAGGAGTTCCCGGAACTTCCCGGCTCCATACTGGAATATCCCGGCTCCGGCAACTATTCTCGGGCATGACTAAACCTTCTCCTCTCCCGAAATGGGCCGATAATCTAATCATCGGATCCCTTGAACTCTTCCCGGCTCGCCTTGGCGTCAATGGATCCCGGAACTCTCCGCCGTCGATCAATGGAGAATTGACTTTCGAAGGCGAACGCCCGGAGGCCTTTTTTACCTTCCTCGCCAAGACCGGCTCTCGCCCGTGTTGGTGCTCTCTCGCCGTCGAAGGCTTGGATACTTGGAATCCTGGCGGCTCAGTGTCGCTCCAGTTTGGCGTTCCGCCCAAGATCAAGACTCCGGCAGATCCCACCGGGAAAACCATAATCACGGTAAAGGTTACGTTCAAGGCCGAGATTGCTTCGAACCTGATCCGACTTCTAGAATTCCGCGCCGCAATGATCGACGCCGGGGATCTCGAGACCGCCTTCCTCGAGGCTTGCCCTATTCAGGCGAACCTTAGCGAGGCCCCGAAAGTGGAAGCTCCCGCCCTCCCGGTCGGTTAGAAATGGTACTTGTCGGCCTCGAACGTTTGAAATCGAATCTCCGGATCCTCTGCCGCAATCTCGGCGACGAGGTTCCGGAGGGTCTAGATCAATGGGACGAGGCCGAAACTTCTCAGAGGGTGGCAGATTACGTCCGGCATTGGGGAGACCCCGGCCATTGCCGTTACGCAAACTGCCGCGCCTCCATTCATTGGATCCAGCATAAGGACAAGCCGAACGGCCAGGCCGGCGGAAAGGGTCCTTATCGGTTGGACGGGTTGAATCACTTCGCAGATTGCCCTGGCGCTAAGGCCTTCCGGCGTTGATCTTCCGCGCGTTTCGCTCCTTCGACGGCAAGGTCAATATTTGGAATATCCAGGCCGACGATTGGGTTTTCCGGCAGCCGGTCGAGATTGCTGTCGCTCGCCGTTGGGCTACTGCAACCATTCAGCAATGGGCCGCTCGGCGTGTCGATTCGCTATTCTCGGAGCTCGGATCCCCGGAGGAACACGAGGCCCAAGAGGCTTTCCGGAAGGATCTCCACACTCGGCAGGACGAACGATAGTCGGCATAGGAAAAGGCGACTCAGGGTCGATGAAACCCCGAGCCGCCAAGATCCGGAAGGAGCAAACCCACTCCACCCCAACCGGCCCCATTTGGCCATTCTACAACCTGGCCACTATTTGATCTACGCGGTCTATGCGCTCTCCAAGCCACCGCATGACCGGAACGGCCATGGAGTTTCCAAGCGTTTTGTGCCTTGGTCCGTCGGGACAATCAATCGCCGCTTTTCGCCCCCAAGGAATCCGGGTGTAATCGTCGGGGAAACCTTGAAGCCGTTCGCATTCTCTCGCGGTGAGCCGTCTCGCTTCATATTCCCCCTTGGGCCCTTCGACAAATAAAATCTGATCGTTTGCCGTCGCCAACGTTAGAGACCTATCTTCGGAGAGCAAGGCTCCTTTACCGCCCCCCTCGCACCCGCCGCGCATTCGAACCGCGACCGGAATCAAATGTCCTGCTTGCGCTTGGTTGTCGTCGGCTCCACAGGTTCCAACGCCCGTCGCAGTAAGGGCGTTAACCGTCGGCCCCTCTCTTCGGATCGGCGGAGGACCCCCGCGCAAGCTTTCTCGCTCAAATAGTGCCGCCGCGGAACATCGCCAGTCTCCAAGATATCCGACAACGAAGACCCTTTTCCGTCTTTGGGGAACTCCGAAATATTGAGCGTCGAGTACCCGGTGAGCGAACCCATACCCGATTTCCCCCAACGCCCCGAGCAAGGAACCAAAGTCCCTTCCTCCGTTCGAGGACAAGACACCGGGGACATTTTCCCAGATAATCCACCTGGGGCGTGTTGAAAGAGCAAGTCGAACAAACTCGAGGGCCAAGTTGCCACGAGAATCATCCATTCCTCCTCGGAGTCCAGCGATGGAGAAGGATTGGCAAGGGGTTCCCCCCACGAGAAGATCGATTGGTCCGAGGCTTGCATGGTCAATGGTCGTCATATCGCCTAGATTCGGCGTGTTTGGGTAATGGTGGGCGAGAACCGCCGCCGGAAATGCTTCAATCTCAGCAAATGCGGCGGCCTTCCAGCCCAGGGGATCCCAGGCGACCGACGCCGCCTCGATCCCGGAGCAAACAGAGAGGAACCTCATTAGAGGCCCCTCCCACAAAGGCGAGCGGAGTGGGACGCTCGCACGGTTTAACGATTCCTCGCTTCAAGGATTGGAAGCCCGGCCTCGGTCGCGATGTAAATCACTTCCGAGGAGCCGTCTTGGAGTCCTTGGATCCACAGATAGCGAAGATACGCCTCCGCACCGCCTAGACCTTCTCCGATAATTACGTTTGAGTCGGCGACGCCTTGGGCGCGAATGACTTCGGCCTCGGCAAGGAAGACCGCTGCGTCGCGTTTTGCTTGAGCCTCCTCGATCGCGACTTGGGTTTCGAATTTCTCGGCCTCGAGAGTGGCCTCGCCGGCTACGGTTCGCCGGTACTTATTGCATTGCGGAACGCCAATAGCTCCGCAGAAGAGAAAAGCGGCGATTAAAATAATCACGATCGCAATCTGGGATGGTGTGAGGTCGTCTAAATCCATGGTAATTTCCTTTAGGTTGTGGTTAATCCTCAACCGGAGAGATCCGGAGGAGGGATGTCTTTCTTCTGGCAATCAGTTTTTACTCCGCCGCGGCAATGCGAAAAATGTCTTCATTCCGTAGAGCGACGAGGCCTATGAAAACTACCGCCGCCGCCATGAGCTCATCCAAAACGATTGGAGCCGCTTCAAGCATTGGCCGATCGATTACGTGGCGGTCTACATAACAGCCCTCCGGCTCGACATAAACTTCCGGGGTGCAATCATCGAAAAAGCAAAAGTAAGCTCGGCTAACTAATCGGGTGTTGGGCACCCCTAATCGATCCGCGAGATTGATTACAAATAGCCGGGGGGGGTTGTCCCGATCATGGAGTCGGCATTCCATCCAAACGGTTTCCGCGCCTAGCGGGTCCAGGAATTCGATTCCTCCGATGATCTCGACCGGGTAGCCGATTTGTAGGTTTGCCGCAACCTTCCGAACGTAGAGGATTTCTCTATCTAGTTGGCTAGCCCCCATCGCCCTTGGACCTAGAATCCCTGCCGCTTTTATCTCGACGCATAAATCCTGAAAGTGTGGACCTAAATCGGCGATGGAGTGCTTAAATCGTTCGCAGCTCGCGAGCATCGCTTGCCCGGCTTGGTGGATCCTTTCGACTACAGATTGTTCGCTCGGCCTCCAATTTGAAAGCAAGGCGTTTGCGTCGATAGCGGTCTCCGGATCAAGCGTTTCTGGCTTGGGGACTTGCTTGGGTTGTGGTTCTTGTGTCATTGTTTCGTCTATGGCTTGGTCGAAGATCTCGAACTCTGTTTTCTTTGTGTGCCTTACGGCTGCCCTAATCCACGGATCGAGGCCCTCTTTGACCATGTCGAAATCGCGGAAAAAGGCCTTTTGGTATTCGTCCCGTTCTTCTTTGGAGAGCGTCCGATACCGGTCCCACTCTTCGGATTCTTCTTTCGATGGGGTGCAATCTATGAACATGGTTTCTTCTCTCCGGTTTCTCGGTCCAGATCCAAGGCATCGCAAATAATATTCCACTCGGCCTTTGCCGCGCGTTTTGCGAAAGTTTCAATCATTGGCCGAAATCTTTCTGCGATCCGGTCGCTTTCCGCCCGGATTCCCGCCGAGATCTCGTCGAGCTTCTCTTGGGAAAGAGTGGCCAGGTACTCCCAAGCGATCTTTTCGCCTTCGGACATTGAGAGGTTGAGCTTCATTCCCAACCCTCCTCGCCCTTTTCTATCGGCCGCCAGTCGGCGACGCCGTGGATTCGGTTGCCGTGCGGATGGAAATAGAACGATTGGCCTCCCTGCCAATCGACATAGAAAATCGCCAACGTCGCGGGGAGTTGCGGCCCCCTTACCAAGACCGGCTCGCTTGTCTTCCCAGCGTAACCCGACATTGCTCCTTTATATAGCGCCTTAACGCACGGCAACCCAGCTTTGACCGGCCACCAATCCTCCTCGTCCGGTTCCACGAAAACCCCGGTCTTCGAGCCGAAGCATTCCGCGCAAACGCCTCTCTTTTTAGCATCTTTTTCGAAGGCATTCATTCCACCACTCCCACGATTCCCCGCTCGCTCCGCGGAACGTTCTCAACACCGAGCAAGCCTAAGGCGATAATCGCTCTCGGAACCTCGAGGCGGCAAATATTTGTGGCGATTGGCCGGTCGAATTGGACTTCGGTTAGGTTTGCAGCCATGGGGTAGACAGAGAATAGGCCCATTTCGTGATGGATTAGGCAGCACTCGACGACCCGCGACGCTCCAAAGAGAGGCCGAAACGGGTAGTTAAGAACCATCGTAAAGAAAGACGCGGCACGGATTGGCCCCGGTAGCGACCCGTTTTGTAGCCATGGCTCGACGTACTTCTCGAAGGTTCTGCCATATCGAATCGTTGGGTGAAGCCGCCGCACCCCGAATTTATTCTCGCGCCTCTCGTGTGATTTTATCAATCGTGCTGTCTGGACAAAAATATCGGTGGCGGATATGTCGTCGTTTGAGACGACCCCGACGCGGGAGTCGTCGACCGCGAAATAGTCCGAAATGTCTTCGCGCATGGTCGCGACGCCCTTAAGGCTCATTGGTCGTCCGGGGTCGTGGTCGAGTGCGAGGCAATCAAAAACGGATTCATGGCAAGCGATGTCGACCGGCCAAGTTGGTTCGTTTTGTTTAGGCATGGCAGCAGGTCCCCGTTTGGCACTCGATTTCCTGGAGAATGACTTTGGCTTCCGCCGCCGCAATCTTGATTAACCGCATTATGCAGTTTGCCGCTAGATAGTCACCCTTCGCGGCAAGCTCGGATGCCTCGGGCCGACTCTCCCGCACGTAGGCGAGACGGTTTTCGGCGCTTATGCGTAGGACTGCGAGCTCCTCGGATGTTTTGGTTCTAGGCATGGTCGCAGCCCTCGCAGCTTGCCTCGCTTCCGACTTCTTCGCGCAGGTACTTAAGATTAGGCTCGTCGAGGAAAATAACCTCTTGGCCGCTAATGTCTCGACCCGAGTAGGCCGCCGTAACGCCTAGGTGGAGGCCGCAAAGAATCTGGCCTCCGTCGCATAGGTAGAGGGCTTTCGTGTCTTTCGCGAGCAAACGGGAAGCGGGTTTAGTTGTGGGTTTGGTTTTAGGCATGGATACAGAGTATCAAGCCGAAAGGATTCCGCAACCCCCTTAATTCCAAAAGGCGACGGCGCAGGGTCCTTGAAGCCCTACGCCGCCGCCCCCATGAAAGAAATTATCCGGGTGGCATTATGCACAATCGGGCCGATCTTATTCAGAATTAGCCGGATTTATGCGTCGTCGGCATGGCCGGAGACAATTATTTTTGGCGGCCGGTGGAGATTTGAGGCATGAAAGTAGAGCTCCGGAAACCGTGGAAGACGTGTGGATAACTTGGGGATAGGTCTTCCACCTGGACCTTACTTGTCCACCGTATAGGCATGAAGAGGAGAAACGAAAGCCTTCGGCATGCGTCGGGTCGATTCCTCGACGATGGCTCCAATTGAAACGAGCGGCCGACCTCTTGCGAGGTCTCGGTCCGGAAATAGGCCTTCCAATGCGCCTCCGGCTTGATACTCTGTACGCCGGGTGATAAAAAAGAAGCTCGGTCGACCCCGTGAATTGGGCCGCCGAGCGATAGCACCCGAGAGGATAATGCCTAAACCAGCCTCCCAGATACGCCCGAATTCTATCACTTCCGGGCACCGCTGGCCACTCTTCACGAGGGCCGCATTTGCCGCTCTCCGTTCTCCAGTGGGAAGAAGCTTTCAAAAATGAGAGCCGCCGCGCATGCTCGGAGTGGAGAGCTCGCTTTTCCCTTTGAAGTCCTCGAGACTCGTTCTTGGAGGATTGCGAAGGCGATAGAGGCCACGACACGGCGGAGGGACGTTCGGACCTTGAGGTCGAAAATCGTTCTGCTTTTGCTCTCGATGCGCTGCCCCTTGCGTTGTGCGCCGAGGAAATCTTGGTACGTTGCCGGCGGAGTGGCTCGGGTTGGCGTCGACGGACTCCACCGGCTTTGGAATAAGTATTGGGGCGAGGAGCCGCCATCGCTGAAAACCTTCCGCCGGCACCTTGGAATGCTGGAAAGTGCCGGCGTTCTCGTGAAATCTCCCGGCGATTGGCTTCCAATTCCTCGAGATCCGAAGCACCCCGAGCGCCGGCCGACCTACGCGCAGACATTCCACCTTCTCGAGACCGACGAGGTCGCCGATTGGTGGGCCGCGGACGGCCAGAAAATCCTTAAGTTGCACCCGAATTGCAAAACCAATCCGGATCGCTTTCGAATGTTGCTCGGTGATTGGCGGAAGCGAGCGGCCAAGGGCCCGAGCGGCGTCGTCCAAGAGACTTTGTGGGACGATTCCGCCACGATTTCTGCCGGCGACGGTGCCGGGAGCGGTTCCGCACGGTCTATCGAGCACCGCGTCGACATTCTCCGCGAGATTGTTTGCCGCCCGAACGTTCGCCCCGACGAAATCGTCGTCTCTTTGGACCGTGCCGGTCTCCGCTTACGCGGCCCGAACCGCCTCAAGGTGCAAAGGAACGCCGGTCGACTCCGTGGCGTGGCTGCAATGGCCGCAATCGCGATTAGTCGCGGCGACAAGATCCGAAAACCCGGCGGCTGGATCTTCCGCGCATTCGATATCGCCCCGGTCGAGGAGTTGGCTCAAGCCATCGCCAAGATCGAGGCCCTCGGTTGGGGAAATCCGCCGCCGGATAGAGCTTCCAAGTCCAACTCGAAACGAGATTCGACTCCGACTCCAATCGGAGATCTCCTCGCTTTCTTTTCGGAGAATTAAACCATGTCTGATTCCAATAAACCATGGCGAGGCGATTCGGAAGGCATTCAACCTCTTTTGGATGTTGTAAGGAAGTTCCTCCCTAAATACCCGATTTACGTCGTTGACCGGGCGACCTTGTCTCGTGCGATCCTTGCTTCTGACGAGAGCATAGAAAACGGCGGCGACGGTTCCGTACAATTCAATAGCGATGGTAAAATCGTTTGCATAAAGAGCTCCTAGAGTTCTTCTCTCACAATCAAAAAATAGGAAAATGAAAATCTCATCTCCAGTAAAGCGACAAGGCTTCGAGTCGATTAGCTTCGCTAGTTTTACAGTTCTGCTCAGGCAGTTATTCGTTGTTAAATACGATCAAGGTCGCGGGTCCGTTGGGCTTTGGCTTTGGAGGTATGTCGAAATGGGCGCCCCACCCGCTCTCGGTATGAGAATGCAAGGCCCAATCGTTAGCGAGCCCGGAAAGATTCAGTCCGTTGAGATCTTGCCTTATGCTCAGGTCTCTGGATTTCATGTCGATTACGTGGTTAGCCTTTCGCACCATATTTCGCCGATCGTTGCGTTGGATGAAGTCTTAGCGGTTAGCGAAATAGGGAAGGTGCAAAAATATCTCTCGAAGGCGTGGAACTCATGGGAGCGCATGGACGAATATCCAACTTATGACCCCGGCGGATTGTTGCCGGGTTGGGGTTGGATCCGTGATCCACAACGCGCCGAGTATGTCGGCAAGGAGGAGGAATAATGGTTGATGGGTTCTTAACCGTTCTTCCTTTCGTGTTGGCATATTGGGTTGGATACTTACATGCAAAATTCCAAATGAGGAAATTTATTCGTTCGAGTTGCGAGGCTCTATCCGATGTCGAAATTAAGTTAGTCGGGATTGGCCGGCAACTGCGCGAATCTCAAGAGCGGCTCGACGATTTCGCCGAGCGTTTTGGGGATTCTAAAGGGGAGGTAAAATCCGATGGTTCAACCCGCTGAAACAAAGACGCCACGGCACCACGACTTGAAGATCGAACCCAGGCATTTCTTAATGGTTGATCTCGGCGAGAAAACCTGGGAGCTCCGGAAGAACGATCGCGATTACTCGATCGGCGATACCTTCACTCTTAAAAGATGGTCTATGGGTCGATTCAACGGCAAAGAAATCCACGGAACAATCGGAGGTTTGTGGGTGGATCTCCCCGGCCTCGAGGACGGATATTGCATTTTCACTTTCACCAAGAGGAAATAGACCCCATGACAAAAGACAAACCCCAACGGCTCCTAGTGGAGCGATTCAAGCGCCGCCCCGGTTCTCTCATTTCTAAATGGGATATAGAGACCATGGACGGCGTCTTCCTTTACGCAAAATTTTTCGGCGGAAAGTTGAAGCTTTGCAGAACCTTCTTCGCCGATAGCGGCGCAATGCAAGCAAGCGATTTTTCGGGCGCGGTCTTGGTCGTTGTGAAAATCAACCGGGTTGACGGCTTCCTCTCGACCGGTGCAATGCAGAACGCATTATCTAAGGTGCTCGATTGGTCCGAAGCGGTCGACGAAATCGCGGAAGAGGCCCGGCAGATCATCGTTAATAAAACGGCCCAAGTTGGCATGTCGACTTTTGTCGGCGACGCGATGAAGGGCTCTTGCATGGGCGGGAGCGAAATGCCACCCGTAACCGATTCCGAGTTGGGGGAGGTCCCTTCCGATGATTAGAGCACTTGTCCGCCTCGGCGTTTATGGCCTGTCAACGCAACCGACCCATAATACCTTTAGGTTCTCTTGGCTTGTCCAATTTGCCGAGTTTGAATTCGCTCCTCATGTCGGCGATATTTACTCGGGCCGATTGGTCACGGCCGCGGAAGTCTTCGCGCGGAAGATTCCTTATTCGTCTCGCCGCCCCGTCGTCGATGTTTTGCTAACGGTGGAACCTCACTACCTAGGCATTTTTGAATCGAACGTTTTATGCGATTCCGCCGTAGAGAATGCCTTAGGTTGCTTTCACGGTTACCGAAAGCCTCTCGGCCCTGGCGCTGGCAATCCAGTAATAGGGGTCGGCGGTGAAGTTTTGGGGCATGTCTACGCCTCAGAGGTCGACGCGGAAGATTGCGAGATCTTTCCGGGCGCGGATTGGTGGGATATGAGAGGACCCGATCTAATGAAACAGCACCCAGACCTCGACGATTTCCTTTTGTGTCGGATCTCTCAACCCTGGGAAGATGGAGTTAGCGAAGATGGTTAACGCCCTGGTCTTTTTTGCCGCTTTCGGCGTTGGTTCCGTTGCCGGAGCTTCTCTCGGCCTTTGGTGGATCCGCCGATGCCATTTGCGGGATCTTCGCCGTAGGGCACGAGAAATCGCGCATTCTCCGGACTTACGACGGCTCTCCTCCCGCGCATTGCAAGAGGCTTACGAGTCGTCGCAGCACAGGAACCACATTAATCCGGAATATGTTCATTTCCCATCGTTCCTTCCGGCTGGCGGAGATTTCAGATCTAAGATCAGGGCCGAGAAAATGGTTCCAGGTACAAGAATGCGTAACGACGAGGTTTTCGGTTGGGTTAAAGACGCGGCGCGAATCGAAATCTTCGACGCAATGTCCTATCTTTCCGCGGCTGCAAGTGTCGCCGATTCTCCGGGCCTAAGGATCCGGATCAGTCAATTAGAAGCGGTCCATGTCCTTTGCACTTCCGGACAAATAACTCCGGAGATTTGCGAAAACCAAACTCGCGACCTTTTGGTCAAGGTTTTCGGCGACTTCCCACATTTCAAGGCGACCGCCTTTTTGGATCCTGGCGAGCCGATAGGAACGGTTACGGCGATAGAAGAGCTTCCTTCTGGCGCGATAATTGTTACCGCTAGCCTCCACGCTTGCGGACCCGAACAATCAAACAAAATAAAATCTGAAACTGAATCCAAGTAGACAGAATGAAAGACCCCGAAGAAAACAAGCTAGTAAGAATCCGAGGAATCGACCCGACGGCAGATCACACTGGCCATTGGGAGGGCAGCCTCCACGGCGGCGGGATAATTAGGATAATCTCGACCGGGAATCGGATCGTGGTTGAGGAAAACCAAACGAACGAGACCGCCACCGAGGATCAAGGTTGGATCCCATTTCTCGAGCTTTCCGATCCACCGCCTCCCGCGGATCCTGCGAGCGGCGTCCATACGCTGATCGAGGTCCTAGAGATAACCGGTTTCGAGTTGGATCCTTGCAGAGTTCCCGACAAGGTCCGATTCGTGCTCTCGCAGTTGAACTATTATCTCGAGATTGACCCCGAAACGACGTCCGCAATTTCGCGTTGTGCGGTTTCGGCTCCGGCAAACGGCGAGCTCGAGCGCGATCCTTCGATCTTGGTAATGGCCAATGTCTCCAAGATTGGCGGCTCGCGCTGCCTCTCCGTTCTAGGGCTCCTAAATGGAGTCCTCGGAGTTGGCGAGAATGGCCCATGGATCGCAAGGCAGCACGACGACGGCAATCCCGAAGGCGTGATTTCTCGCTTTACTGCGATTGACCGGCACGGCAGGGTTACGCCCTGGCGTGAAAGCTATTCGAAAGATAAATATCGCGAAAGGGAGATCATAAAAATAGACGCCGGCGTTCTCCCTCCTCCCGATTGGAGCAAAGGGATTCCAGCATTTGCCCCCGACGAGGACTACCGTCCCGCTCGGATCTCTCTGGATTTCTATTGCGACCCCGACCTCGTTCTCGCGAAAGGGAGTGTCGGTCGAATCCTCGCATGGCTCGGCGTCATTTCCGCCGCGGTCCTTATCGTTTCCGTTCTCTCTCTCCTCAAACTGAAAATCTAATGCCCCGCCACACACCTTCAACCAGCCTCGACGCGCAACACCTTTCCTCGGTTTACGGATACAACCAACACATAGCGCAGCAAGTCCTGGATACCTGCCAGGGATCTAAATCCGCGGCGGAGATCATTCTCGCCGGTTCCGCCGCTCTCAATATTGGCCCGAGAGAAGCCGCTCAATCCGTGGTCTTCGCTGCCAATCGCAAGGAATCGGAGACCGATCCGCTCTTGATTCACGATCCGGCAATGCTGCCCTCGGTTGTTTCCCTGGCTCATCGCGCCGCGCAAATGTTGCAGGATGGCGGACCGCCGAACGAAACGAATGTCGAGGTATGCGCTCGCTCAATGAGAGAGACCGGCGTCGCCCTAGTGCTTCGCCTCCAAAGAATGCTCTCTCCCAAATAATCAAACCCAGTCGACCCCATGAATCAAACCAAACACCCGCTCTCTTGGCCAATAGGCAAACCATGGACAGAATACCGAGTAAAATCTCCGTACAAAGTCCAGGGTCTCGCGAAGATCCGGAAGGATCTCCTCCGAGAATTGCGCCTCCTAAAGGCGACGGATGTCGTCCTCTCGACGAATGTTGAGATCCGCCAAGACGGGCTCCCCTACGCAAATCGCCGCCAACCCGATAACCCCGGCGTCGCGGTTTATTTCTCCTTAAAGGGAACCGACTTGGTTTTTGCCTTGGACCGATGGAAGCACATCGAACACAATATGCACGGAATCGCGCTACATATTGGGGCCCTCCGCGCCGTCGAAAGGACCGGCGTCGCCTCCTTGGAGGAGATTTTCGCCGGGCATAAGGCCCTCCCAGAAGTTGCGAGCGACACCGCCTTTCTAATCTGGCACGATGTCCTGGAGGTCTCCCCGGACTGTACCTTCGACCAGGCCAAGGCAGCTTTTAGGCGTAAAGTGAAGATTACGCACCCGGACCACGGCGGCGACCCGGTCGACCATCATCGCGTCATGACGGCGTGGCGAACGGCGTCGCAAGTTTTAGGGCAAACCCTTCCGGGTTGAGAATCTCGGAGCAAGGCACTAGGCTCTTGGGGACCCCGTCTCCATTAGCCACCTTGCCAAATGTCCTTCTTCTACAATAACGCCAAGCACCAATTGGCCCTCGGGAACCTCGACTTCGCGACCGACGATCTCCGCGTAGCTCTTGTAATGACTAATACCACGGTAGACACCGAGGACGACGTCATTTTCCTAACCGCCTTTACCACGCTCGACGAAATGGACGGTGCAAACTATGTCCGAAAGGCCTTTGCAGGGGAAGCCCTGACTAAGGACTCGCCGAATAACCGCTCCGAATTCGATGCGAACGACGTTACCTGGACTGCCCTCGGCGCGGGTACTCGAAGCGTTGCCGGTGCTCTCGTGTACTTGCACGTAACCGACGACACCGACTCTCCAGCGATTGCTTACATTGACGACGGCGGCTTCCCATTCGTGGCCAACGGCGGCGACGTAACGATTCAATGGAACGCCGAAGGCATTTTGCACTTTACCTAGGCTTTTAGGACCCGGCCTAGGCCATGGCCCAAAAGGCATTCCGCGCAACGGTCTATGAGGTTTTCTCCGACGCCGCGGAGTTCTCAGGAGCGACCTACACTCTCCCGCTAGAGCAAGATCTAGCGGAGAATTATCTCGTCTTCCTGAGAGCTTCGGGCGCAAGCTCCTTTTCACCGGCGGATGATTCCCAAGCTGCTATATCCGCGGATCCGTTCGGAACAGGTGATCTAGGCACGACCACCAACCCGGACGAGATCGAGTTATCCAGGGTTGGCACTACGGGGAATTGGGGCGGATCGGTTATCGTCCTCGAGAGCCTCGGAGACCATGCCGTCGCCGGCTTCACCTTGGTAGATGTTCTCCGGGTGACAATGACCGGCACGGCGGACGACGTCGCGACCGCGATTTCTGGATCCTGGACGGACCTCGATCAAGTAACCGCCCTTTCGATGCCCCTCGGCGGTGGAGTGGAAGTCACCGGCACCGCTACGGCCGATTATCAATCGGGTTGGGCGGTATGTCAGGCTCAAGAATCGCCGACTAAAGAGGTCCGCTTGCGGCGAACCGGCGTCGGAGGACCCGGTCTCGAGACTGCGACCTTTACTGTTTACGTGATCGAGTGGGGCTCGGAATGGACGATTCAGAAGGTTTACGCGGAGACCGGCAGCAACAACGGCGGAAACGGGATCGATGTCGTCGGCGAATATGAGAATTTTTCCATAACGTCGACCCCTGCCGCGGAAGCTTTCGTTTTGTTTTCTGCCGCTATCCGCGCGGAGGGCCTCGGCGAAGGCGTGGAAGGGTTGGCGTGTATTTTGGGCGATGGCGTTACCCAACTCACCAACGAAACGACGATGTCGCTCGGAACGGAGTTCGGCGGAAAGGTCATGGCGGCGGAAATGATCTCGATCCACCACCCGGACTTGGTCGTCGATCGTCGTTTTGGCGCTGACGGCACCGGCACCGGGATTGAAGATGGGAACACTACGGGCACTCGCTCCGTGTCCGGCCCGACCGGCCCCTCCGAGATTTACCCGCTCTCCGGCACCGTTCGCGCGACCGCTGGATATCGGATCCCCATCCTCACGAATACGCTCGATACAAACGGCACCTCTTATCCGAAGAACCTTTTACGGGCACGACACACGGCGGCGACCACCGTTTCTTGGGAGCGAGCCAACGGCGGCGGCGACGGGGCCTATTGGTTGCAATCGATCGACTTTTTCGGCATTGAGCGAACCGACGTAATCGACCTGACTCCGGCTCCGCTCGCGGTCCCAACGACCGTCGCCGTCCCGGTTGTTGCCAAAGTAAACGCCCTAACGCCTTCGGCATTGGCGGTCGCCTCCACGGTCGCCGCTTCGGTCGTTTTTGGCGCTCTCACTTTGACCCCTGCCGCGCTTGCCGTTCCATCTCTTACGGTAACGCCAACCGTCGTCGTCGACACCGGCCAAGTCTTGACCCCTGCCTCTCTTGCGATCGCGGTTTCCCCGCAATCTGCAACGGTAGATATCGACCCGATCCGCGTCTCTCAAATCAGGCTGAAAAAGGGGCAATTCACCGGACAAACGTTCGACGTCCCGCTTTTAGATGAAGCGGGATCTCCTCGAAATTTAGTTGCAAACTACTACGTCCGCCTCTTTGCAGGAACCAACGACAACGCAGCACCCGCCGGGGATGAAACCACCTTCGCCGACGAGCACCTTTGCCGCGTTTCTGGTGATCCTTTCGGCGATTTCGACGATACGACCTCCGCCAACGTCCTTCGCCTGAAACGCGGCGACGCCGCCCCGGCCTCAGATTTAGAAGTCACCTTGACCGTTGTTGAGTGTTTAGATCCGACGCATGCTCGAGGGTTCACGAGTCGCGGCGGATTCCAACTCACCATGGCCGCTGCCTCGCTCTCGGCCTCCGCGGCACATTCCGGGGTTGTGGATTCGGATCAATGCGTCGCAATCTTGGCCGGGCTCGAGTCGGCAAATGCGACCGCTTGGCAGAAAGCCGGCGGCTTTGCGCGGCTCCGCCATACCGGAACCGACGTCGAAGTCGATCGCCTTTACGACCATTCTTCGCTAACGGTTTCCGCCTTTTTGATCGAGTGGGGTTCCGCGGTGACCGTGGAACTTGTCGAGTTCGATATCCCGAGCATTACCGCCGGAGGCGTTCTCGACGACACGGCCGATTGGCACACCGCGGCAATTTCACCGGTCACAGCCGAAAACGCTTTTATATCGGCTACCTTCGCTACCAAGGGCTCGACGGTTCCGGAATGCTATGCGGAGTCCTTGGCTTGGATCCTCGGCGATGGCGTCTCGCAAATAGCAACGGAAAGTAAAGTCGCGGTCGGAGCCTATGGCGGTGGGAAACAGGTCCAAGGCTGGGCCTACGTCGTTTCCTGCCCAAGTTGGTTTGTTTCTCGGACAATCCATGTTCACGGTTCGCTCGTCGCCGCCGGCATTACTTCCGCGACCTTTGCGATTCCTGCCCCTTCGAGTGGCGAGGAATATCTAACGATCGCTACCGACGAGCGATCCATCGGCCACCGTTTTATAGAGTTTTGCTCGACGACTCAGACGGAGTTTACTTCCGGATTTAGATTCTGCCAATCGGCGGTAGTCCCGACTTCGCCGGTCCTAGCTAGTTATGAGCGTTACATTGCGGACAAGCCGGATCCATACGGAACAGGCCTCGCAGTCTCGGAATCAGTTGATTTCGCGGGAAGCCCTTTCGGGGACCCGAACGATATTAGCGCCACCGAGTCGACGGTCTTAATCGACCAAAACCATAGTCATATTGTCACCGGCGAGCATGGCCCGACAATTACGGTCACGGTCCGCGATTCGGCCTCTAAAGTGATTCCTTCCGCGGCCGTTAAGCTCCAAATCGGAGTGCAAACGGAGAGGGTTTCGGTTTCAGACGCGAACGGGATCGCGGTCTTCACAAAACCAGATACCGGCTCGGTCGTTCTTGGAGCTCAAGCCGTTGTCGTCAAGATGGGAGCCTCGGAAGTCGTCGCTTCGCCGGGTCAAAACGTAACCTATGAAGCGATTCCCCGGAACTATGGGAAAGTCCATGGCATAAACACATTCACCGTCAAGGACTGGAGCGAAGAGGATCCATTCGTCGACCTCTTCCTCGGCGGTCGCGGCGCGAACATGCGGGATCGTGATCTGAACCCGTTTCACATAAAGGCGAAGGAGGATTTCGACGCCAACGGTTGGCAAAAAACATGCACGACGGCGGAAGACTGTAATTATGTAATTATCAAGGGAACCAAAGGAAACCGTCCAAGCGGTAACCATATTTGCACCTATACCGGCGGAGGTTGGGATCCAGACACGACCGACGAAATTAAAATGGTCGGAGGAACGATTACCTCCAACGTTGCCGGCCGAATCGAGTTCACATGGGACGGCGAGGGGGATTTAACTTTCCAGGTTCGCCCGACTTCGGCCAATATGACGGCCGCAAATTACGTTAAAGACGTCCTGATCTTGCATGAGGACGACGAATTGACCTACGACCGAGGTGTAAACGTTTGGCGGCAGGATTACCTAGATAGCTTCGGGCCGACGACTCACCTCCGGACGATGAACTTCTCCCAGACGAACAATTCGGCCGTCGAAGAGTGGGCAGACCGCCCAACGCCCGACACTTCGAATTGTGGTCGCTGGCTCTATGACACCGCATTCCCTGACGTCCAAAGAGATATTGGAGTTCCTTGGGAGTGGCAGCTAGATCTTGCAAACCGCCTAAACGCCGACCCGGAATTAAACATTCCTCACGCGGCGACCTTCGATTATGTCGACAACTTCGCGGCTCTCGTTAAGTCGGATCTAAATCCGGATCTCGTCGCCGGCTTCGAATATAGCAACGAATGCTGGAACGGAATTTTCACTCAAGCGGCATACAGAGCCGGAGTGCTTTTCGCTCGCTTTGGGCTCTCTGGAGTCGGCAACGATTGGAACCAGGCCTACGCAACACGAGCCGTCGAGCTCTTTAATCGAATCGACGTCGTTTTCGGTACTGAGCTTCACCGCCGCCAACGCCGCCTAGGTGGCCAGGCCTCAAGCGGCAACATGGCGAAGGCCCTTACCGAAGCTCTTGTCGACGTCTCTCCTACCGGAATCTCTGGCCCGTCGGCAAGCTTCGCGGACGCTTACACGATTGGGCTCTACTTCGGAAATGCAGTCGATGAATCGACGCTCGAGGCAGTATTGGAGGAGATGCTCGTCCACCTTGCCGAGGTAATCGATCCAGTAACCGGGCACATTGCAACCAACCTCGCCGGCCTTGCGGATCTCAGTCTTTTGAGGTTGCAAGCCTATGAGGGCGGCCAACACCTGGTAGCCGGTGCCGCTCACCCGAACATGACGGACGATCTAGTCCGCGACGCAAACCGAACCAACGCGATTCGCGATGCGCTCCGGACTTTGCTCATCGCTTGGACAGATCAGAACCCCGGCGAGCCATTTAACATCTTTGGTCACCTCCAAGACCCTTCCGATGCCGGAGCTTGGGGCCTTGCGGAGACTCTCGGCGATTGGATCGACGATGTTTCTCTCGTTACGGATCGGAACCAAAAGCTCGCAGCTTGGCTCGATTGGGCTTTCAGCCTAACTCAGGTTGTCGCCTTTCCAGTAATTACTGCGATTTCGGCCACGGTCCAGACGCCAACGGTAATCCTAGGCCTGACGATCACGCCAACGCCGCTAGCCTTGGTTTCCTCGTCCGAGGTCCCAACGTTGGTCGTTGAAGATGGCGATTTAACGCTCTCGCCAACGCCGCTAGCGCTCGCGGTCTCGTCCGTCGCTCCGGTACTGAGCTCCTCGCTTGAAGTCGATCCCTCGGCCCTTGCCGCCCAAGTTTCTTCGGCGACGCCAACGGTAATCCTAGGCCTGACGATCACGCCCTCGGCTTTGGCGCTTTCCTCGTCGCTTCCGGCTCCACAGTTGAGCGTTACGTTTGGCGTCACTCCGACTCCGCTTGCCCTGCAAGCTCCGCCAACGACGCCAACGGTAGTCCTAGGCCTGACGATCACGCCTTCGGTGTCTCAGGTTTTCGCCTCTCCGCAGACGGTCTCGATCAGCGTTGCCGCCGCTACGATCATTGAGCCATCGGCCCTTGCAATCGGCACCGTTGCTCGTGATGCCTTCTATGCCGGTAGAGTGATTGCGACGCCAATCTCTCTCCGCGTCGCAGAGTCCGTTAATCTAAGCCTCCGAGCCGCACAAGAGATCCGAATAAAACTAAAGCAATGACCTACGACGCCGCAACTCCGGTACAAGGTGCCATGGGAACGAATCTCCTAATCGAGTTTCTTAACGCCGACGGCACGGTTCGCGACATTAGCGGAGCCGATTCTCTCGAAATCCACCTTAAGCCGCCCGATGGCTCGCTCGTCATTCTCCCGGCTCAGGTCTACACCGACGGCACCGACGGCTTGGCGAGCCATGTCGACCAAGCCGGTCTCTTCGCCGAGTTCGGTTGTTTCCGGATTTGGGGATTCGAGTACCGCGGCTTTGCAGTCTTTCCGACCGAGGTTGGGACTTTCCAGGTCCAGGCAGCGCCACCCGCCCCGCTTACGACGGCTCTCCTCCCGGCTCCAGTGGCCACCTTGGCTACTCTCACGGTTTCAGCGATTACCTAGGCTTGAGAAGTGCGGCCCGTTCTTGGTAGGCTCCGGCAATGACTAACACCGAGCCCACCCTAGAAACACTCCAAGCCGACTTGGCTTCTTTCTCGGCGGATGCGGCCGAGCTCCGTAAAGCTTCGCAGGAAGCCCAAAAGGCTGTAACCCTCGAAGGGGACAAAAAGAAGATCGCCGGTCTTCAAGAGACCGCCAAGGAAGCCGAGGAGGCCGCCGTCGCCATGGAGGAAGACGTCGCCACGATTAAGCAAAAGATCGCCGACCTCAAGGCTGAATCTGAGCACGGCACGGCCGCCGTTGCGGATGAGGACCCTAAGAGCTCCTCTCAACCGGTGGAGGGCATGCCTTGTACCTACCGAATGATGGTTAATGGCCCCCGTGTAATCATGGTCCCCGCGGTAGTGAAGCGCATTCACTCCAAGCCCAAGGGCGCGAAGGCTGCTGGGTTGGTGGACCTTGACATCATGCGGCCAGGCATGAAGCCCCAGACCTTAGAGAAGATCTACCGCGGCACCGAGGCCGATACTTGGTCCGCAATCGAGTAGCCGACTCGATTCAAGGGGTCGGCATGTCGATACCTTTGGAATTGCCGACGATCTCCCAGGACTTGCAGCCTCTGGAGATCGTCGGCTTTCCTTTTGCTTGTACGATGCAGCCATGACGATTGCCGTTAAGGTCACCACGAACGCCAAGGATGTAGCTAAGGCCTTCGAGGATCTCCGCCGCCGGCAGATACCCTTTGCCGTCGCGCGTGGCCTGACGATCCTTGCCGCGGAAGCAAAGAAGAGCGAGGCCGCACGTATGCCGAGCGTCTTCAAGATCAGATCTAAACGTGTGCCTAAGGGTATTCGTTCTAAGAAAGCTCTTAAGAAGGACTGGCCTCGACCACAGTCCACCGTCGGCACCCTCGACGACTTCCTCGTTCAGCACGAGACAGGTAAGACCAAACGCCCCACCAAGTCTCGCAACCTGGCCATACCTGGCAGGAAAGCAAAGGTCCGCACCAAGACCGGCAAGGTGAAGAAGTCTAAGAAGCCGAGGACGCTCCTCTCGAACACCAAGGTAAAGAAGAAGGCATTCGTCGTTACGTTTAAGAGCGGGAAGAAAGCCATCGTTCGCCGACAAAAGAAGAAGCGGCTTCCCCTGCTTACTCTCTACATATTCGAGCCCAAGGCCCGGATCACTAAGCGATGGAAGTTCCGAAAGTCGGTGAAGACTCTCGTCCAAATGCGCTACTCGCCCGTAATGAAGAAGACTCTCGAGGATGCCATGCGATCTGCGAAGAGGAAAGCGAACCTCAAGGCGACCCCGAAAGGGTGACCGGCCGCCCAAGTCGGCCTCCTTCGCCCTGAGCTAGCACCACGGCCGAGCTCAGGGCTTCCCCTCAGAGAAAACGCTTGGGTCCTTCCCGGCCCCCTTTCTACACGGGTGACGGGAAACAGATCG